GATTCAATTGAAAAAGTTTACATTGTAACAAACGGCACATCAGGTGCTTACACTGTTCAATTTAAAACAGCATCAGGGACCGGTATTACTTTTGGTGTATCAGAAAAAACTACAAGACTAGTATACTCAGATGGAACTAACCTTGTTGATGCAGGATTTGGTGGATCTCTTGATATAGAAGGAAGAGAATTAGTTTTAGATGCTGATGGTGATACAACTATTACAGCAGATACAGATGATCAAATAGATATTAAAATAGCTGGTGCAGATGATTTTCAATTTACAGCAAATACTTTTACCGCACAATCAGGTAGCACAATTGCTGCACAGGCACTAACAGCTACCACTATAACAGCTAGCGGCATTGTAAAAACAGATGATACTACTGATGCAAGCTCCACAACTGATGGATCATTGCAAACAGATGGTGGATTGTCTGTAGCAAAAGATGCTGTTATAGGTGATGATCTTAAATTATTAAGCGATAGTTCTATATTAAGTTTTGGTGCAGATTCAGATACGACTTTAACTCATACTGATGGCACAGGGTTAACTTTAAACTCTGCAAACAAATTAACTTTTAGAGATACAGGTCTAACAATTGGATCTAATGCTGACGGTGATTTAGATATTGTATCAGATGGAACTGCAGTTGATTCAATTAATATAGAATCAGCTGGCGGTATTACACTTGATGCAGGAACAGCAGGTAGTGGTATTATCTATGAAGATGATGGCACTGAAATGGCTCGTATACATAATTCATCAAGCAATGTTATATTAGAAACAAAAGTTTCTGATGCAGATTTTTCAATTAAAGGTAATGATGGTGGTTCAACTATTACTCCTTTAACTTTTGATATGTCTGATGCTGGTAAAGCTACATTTAGTGGTAATGTAATTGTAACTGGAGATCTTACAGTATCTGGTGATGATATTACTATGGGTACAAACACTGCAGGTAATTTATTAGTTGCAGATGGTACAAATTTTAATTCAATAGCAGTAGGTTCATTATCAGAAATATCTACAGTTGCTAACGATGATGTATTTTTAGCAGTTGATACTTCAGGTGGTGGACTTAAAAAAATTGCAAGATCAGCAGTAGTTTCAGGACTTGCTGCATCAGGTGCAATATCAAATGTTGTAGAAGATACAACTCCACAATTAGGTGGTAATTTAGATACCAACTCTGCAAACATTTTAATTGATGATGCACACTTTATTGCAGACGAAAATGGTAATGAACAAATTATATTTCAAACAACAAGTTCAGCGGTTAATCAATTTGATATTACAAATGCGGCTACAGGAAATGCTCCTGAAATAGCATCAACTGGAGGAGATACAAATATTGATCTTAAATTAACTCCAAAAGGATCTGGTCAGGTTGTTATTGATGGTAATGTTGGTATTGATACAGGGGTTATTGATCTTAAAAATGGTGGATCACAGTCTGTTGTAAGATTTTATTGTGAGTCTTCAAACGCTCACTACGCACAAATTCAAGCACCTGCACACTCAGATTTTTCTGGTAATGTAACTTTAACTTTACCTGCTTCTACTGATACACTTACAGGTATTGCAGCCACACAAACTTTAACAAACAAAACTTTAACAACACCTATAATTGCAGAAATAGATTCAGGTTCTACTATCACACTTGATGCAACAACAGATATTATTCTTGATGCAGATGGTGCTAATATTACCATGAAAGATGGTGGTACAACTGTTCTTGATTTCGTATTAAATGGAGCAACTGATGTTACTTTAGATGCACCAGGTGATCTTAAATTTGATGCAGATGGCGGTGATTTTAATTTTTTAGACGGTGGCACAGAAATTTTAAGAATATCTAACTCATCAAGTGATGTAATTATTAGACCAGTTGTTGATGCTAAAGATTTAATATTTCAACAAAGAGATGGCACAGAAGTAGCTAGAATTGAAGACAATGGCACATTTAATGTTGTAACAGATAAATTAGCTATTAACGGCACAGCAGTTACATCTACTGCAGCAGAGCTTAATATATTAGATGGTGTTACATCTACTGCATCAGAATTAAATTTATTAGATGGTGACACTTCAGTTGGTAGTTCTATCACTATAGCTGACTCTGATGGTGTCGTGGTTAATGATGGTGGAACTATGAAAACTGTTCCTGCATCTGATTTTAAAACTCTTGTTGGCGCTGCAGCTGGTGGATTTTCTATAGCAAATTTAGATATTGATGGTGGCACAGATATAGGAGAAGCTATTGTAGATGCTGACTTATTTATAGTGGATAACGGAGCAGGTGGTACAAACAGAAAAGTAGCTGCTTCAAGATTAGTAACATATATTGATGCAAATTCGAGTGCCGCATCAGTAGGAAAAGCTATTGCAATGGCAATCGTATTCGGATAAAAGGAGAATAATATGGCAACACCAAATATAGTAAACGTAGCAACGATCAACGCACAAAATGCGACCGCTAATTTAACAGGCACATCTAGAACAGAAGCAGTTGATGTTCCAGATGACAAAGTTGCAAAAATAAATACAATTTTAGTTGCAAACATAGATGGCACAAACGCTGCTAATATAACAATTGAAGTTAGTGTCGACAATGGTTCTAACTATGTTAAACTAGCAAACACAATATCTGTGCCAGCAGATGCAACATTGAGTTTTTTAGAAAATCCAATTTATTTAGACGAAACAGACTTATTATATTTTACAGCTTCGGCTGCAAATGATTTAAGTTATTTTGTGTCATATGAATTACTAGACGACGCGTAGGAGGTTTTATAGGCTATGGCAAATGGCGGAATTATAGGACCAGTAAAAGTAGTATGTACATCATCTAGTTCTACACACAGTTTTACAGCAAACGGAACTTTTCAAAAGAAAAACTGCACATCCACTATACCAGAAGTAATGGTAGTTGCTGGTGGTGGAAGTGGCGGTGGATCTATAGGCGGTGGAGGCGGTGCAGGAGGTTATAGAACAGCTACTTGTGCTAAACTATCAAATGATTCTATAACAATCACTGTTGGTGGTGGTGGAGCATGTAATAATGGTTCAGATTCAAATTTAGGTTCTTTTATGTCATCCGTTGGTGGTGGAAAAGGTGGTTCTTTTAATAATGCAGGTAAGTCAGGAGGATCTGGTGGTGGAGGTTCAGGAGAAAACCCAAGTTCACCAGATGGGAATGTAGGTGGATCAGGTAATACACCCTCAACAAGTCCATCTCAAGGTAATTCTGGGGGAACAACAGGTTCAGCAGGAGGTTGTTCAGGAGGTTCTGGAGGTGGTGGAGCCACAGCAGCTGGTTCAAATGCAGGTTCTCCTGTTGCAGGTGCTGCAGGTGGAGCAGGGGCACCAAATGATATTACAGGGACAGACACAACATATGCTGGAGGTGGAGGTGGATCATCTAGAAATTGTGGTACTACACCAGCTTCTGGTGGAGCAGGTGGAGGTGGTGCAGGATCAGGAAGTTCAGCTGCAGTTGCTGGTACAGCTAACACTGGTGGTGGAGGTGGTGGAGATGGTCCTCATCCTGGAAATGCTGCAGCAGGTGGTTCAGGTATAGTAGTTATAAAAGAAACAACTCCAAAATGTGCATCAGGTAGATGGACATTAAATGAACATTTCGATCAAGTAAAGAATTCAGAGTGGATAACTAAGACAACTGCAACTGCAGATTATTTAGTAATAGCAGGTGGAGGTGGTGGAGGACACGCTGGTGGTGGTGGAGCAGGTGGATACATAGGATCGGGTTATGGACCCTCTCCTTTACAAGCAAACTCAATAGAATTATCACCAGGTCCTTATTCAATTACAGTTGGTGCTGGTGGAGCAGGAAAAATTTATAATAGTACAAATAACGCAAGTGGAAATAATTCTAGTATTGCAGCATTAATAGTAGCAGCAGGTGGAGGAAAAGCATCATCCGCAGCTATTCATTTAGCAGATAATGGTGGATCAGGTGGAGGATCATCAGGATCCTCTTATGGAGGAACTTGTAATCCAGGGTGTGGTAACGTTCCACACAAATTTCCACCACAAGGTAACGCAGGTGGAAACCAAGGTGGTACTGGAGGCGCAGGAGGTGGTGGAGCTAACGCTGTAGGATCAAATGGTTCTGGTGGATCAGGAGGAGCTGGTGGAGCTGGAGTACCAAATGCAATTACAGGAACGGCTGTTAGTTATGCTGGCGGCGGTGGAGGCGGAGGAGACTCTGCTGGAGCAGGAGGCACAAGTCCTGCTGGTGGAAATGCTGGAGGAGCTGGAGGAACTGGAGACAACGATGGAACTGCTGGTACAGCAAATACTGGCGGTGGAGGCGGTGGTATAAGAGCTGCTTGTGGTTCTGGTTGTACTAACGGTGGAGCTGGCGGAAAAGGAATTGTTATAGTTAGAGTACCGGGTAATACAGGTGTTGCTGTTGCACCAGGATGTAACACAATAGCTACATGTGTAGGATCAAATAATGATAAAGTAGCAAAATTTATAGCTAATGGTACATTGACTATAAGTTAAAACTAAATTATAAATTAAATTTTAAGGAGAAAATAATATGGCACATTTTGCAGAATTAGAATCAAAAACAGACCCAACAGGATTTACATCTGATACACATAAAATTGTTGTAGCAGTTACAGTTGTAGCAAATGATGTAGAAACAGCCGCAGGTCCTTTAGGAGAAAACGACATGCATGTTGATGGCGAAACATGGTGTAAAAATTTTTTTAATAAACCAGATACAGAATTTAAACAAACTTCTTACAATCACAATTTTAGAAAACAATATGCAGGTACAGGTTATGTATATGATGCATCAAAAAATAAATTTTTAAGTCCACAGCCTTATGCTTCATGGGCATTAGATGGTAGTGATGATTGGCAAGCACCAATAACATATCCATCAACTACATCTGGATCTGGTTTTACTTACATGATTAGATGGAATGAAACTAAGTATCAAGCTGATAATAACACAGGTTGGGAAGCAACTAAATCAAACGACACATCGGAAACACCTACCAAATATAATTGGAATGGCTCAGCTTGGGTGTCCGAATAGGAGACACTAAATGCCAAGAACCAATGGCGGTATAATCGGTAAAAGAAATGTAACTTCTTTTGGGAAGGGTAAACAGACTGTTAGAACATCTAGTACACCAAGTGCTGTCACAACTCAACCAGGAACAAGATTTATTAAAACATTAATTGTTGCTGGTGGGGGCGGTGGAGGTGCAGACTATGGTGGTGGAGGAGGTGCTGGTGGTTTAAGAATTTTAGAATTACCTGTATGTGGTTCAGCTGCTTTAGGAGCTGTTACTATTGGTGGAGGTGCATCTGGTAGTAGCACCAATAATACAGGAGGTTCCGACGGTAATAATTCATCTATTGTTGTGGGTGGTACAACTTATACTTCTTCTGGTGGTGGCGGTGGCGCTGCAGAAGGCGACGCTGGAAATGATGGAGGTTCTGGTGGTGGAGGTTCATATAATGGTTCAGCTGGTTCAGGAAATACTCCTCCAGTAAGTCCACCACAAGGAAATAATGGTGGTCCAGCAGGCGGAGGTTTTGTTAGTGGTGGTGGAGGCGGGCATAGTGCTGCTGCTGGTAGTCCACCAGGCACAGGTGTTGCTGGAACTGGTGGTGCAGGTACAGATTTAAGCGGTTGTTTTCCAGGATCTTTAAGTCCAACATGCTCAGTATTTTCTGGCGGAGGTGGAGGTGGCGGAGGCGGGCCACTACCACCCTCTCCACAACCCTATACTCCAGGTCCTGGAGGCGCTGGAGGTGGAGGTGCTGGTGCACCTGATAGCTGTAGCACTCAAGGTGCTGCTGGAACTGCTAACTCTGGTGGTGGAGGTGGTGGAGGTAATCAGGGAGCTGGTGGTGGAAACCCTGTATCTCCTGGTGGTAATGGTGGTTCTGGTATAGTTGTAGTAAAAGAAATAAATAAAGCAAGTGGTGTATGGAATTTAAAAAGTCAATTAAGAGCAAGACAACAAGGCACATGGCCTGATGGAAGTTTACTTTTAGGAGTTGATGTAAATTTTTTAGTAGTAGCTGGAGGTGGAGCTGGAGGTAGCTCTTCTCCTGGCGGTGGACATGCAGGAGGCGGTGCAGGGGGTTATAGAGCCTCTGGTTATGGACCAAGTCCTTTAAGAGCATCCGCATTATCAGATTTAACAACAGGAACTTATACAATAACAGTAGGAGCTGGTGGTGCTTTATCTCCCTCTGCTCCTGGAAGAAAAGGAAACGATTCAGTTTTTTCAACTATAACATCAACAGGTGGAGGTGGTGGAGCACATGGAGGTGAAAGTCCATCTGGTGCTTGTTCGCAAGGTGGAGCAGGTGGATCAGGAGGAGGTTCTTCTTTTAGTCCAGGATCACCATTTGTTGCAGGAGGGCCAGGAAATAACCCACCTACTAGTCCACCTCAAGGAAATAATGGTGGAGCTGGAGGTCTTTTACAATATGGTGCAGGTGCTGGTGGAGGTGGAGGAGCTGGTGCTGCTGGATCTCCAGGTAATCAAAATCCAACACCTAATTGTAATCAAAGCCCTGGTGGTAGAGGAGGTGATGGAGGTAATGGTGTACCTAATGATATTTTAGGGCCTTCTACAACTTACGCTGGTGGAGGCGGAGGTGGAGGTTTTATAGGAGCAAATCCTGGAACTTTAGACGGAGTATATGGTGAAGGAGGTTCAGGCGGTGGTGGAGATGGTTTTGGATCTAACCCTGTATTAAGTCATTCATCCACAGCTGGAGGAGCTAATCTTGGTGGAGGTGGTGGTGGTGGATATTCTGCTGAACCTGGACAAGGATCAGCAGGTGGTTCAGGTATTGTAGTGGTTAGAGGTCCAAGTGCTTTAACATTTGCAGGATCTCCTTGTTGTGCATTTACAGGATCTACACATCCGGGTGGTGATAAAATTGCTAAATTTACAGCTAGTGGTACGTTGACAATTTCTAAATAATAGATATATTATTTTCATGGTGGTAAAAGAAAGAATATGAATTTAACAAATTATTATTGGTATTTTCAATCAGCAATACCTTCTCGTATTTGTGATGATATTGTAAAGTATGGACAACAATTACAAGATCAAATGGCAGTTACTGGTGGTTATGGTGATAGAAAATTAAATCAAAAAGAAATAAAAGACTTAAAAACAAAAAGAGATTCTAATATTGTTTGGATGAATGATAGATGGATTTACAAAGAGATACAACCTTATGTGCACCGAGCAAATGCAAGTGCTGGTTGGAACTTTGAATGGGATTTTTCTGAGTCTTGTCAATTTACAAAATATAAAAAAGGTCAATACTATGATTGGCATTGTGATAGTTGGGATAAACCTTATCAAAGACAACAACCTAACGATCCAACTCATGGTAAGATTAGAAAATTATCTGTAACAGTAACACTATCAGATCCAAAAAATTATTCAGGTGGTGAGTTAGAATTTGATTTTAGAAATTTAGATCCAGATAAACCAAAAAAACTAGTAAAATGTAAAGAAATATTACCTAAAGGGTCTTTAGTTGTTTTTCCTTCTTTTGTGTGGCATAGAGTATGTCCAGTTAAAAAAGGTGAAAGAAATAGTTTGGTAATATGGAACTTAGGATGGCCATTTAAATGAAAAAGAAAAAAATAAAAACAGTTAAACAAGAGTTAATGTTCCCTAAAATATTAAATAGAGAAGATTTATTTAAATGTCCTATATGGTATGGTGACGAACCAGGATTTGTTAACGAGTTAAATAATGCATCAGAACCTTATATTGAAGCATCAAAGAAAAATTTAAAAGAGTCCATAGATAAAAGAAATAAAAAGTTTGGAAACAAAGGAGACATGGGTCATGTGTTTCATTCAACAACACTAGTGGGTGATCCTAAGTTTCAAAAGTTACAAAATTATATTGGTGCAACTGCAAATAATTTATTAATTGAAATGGGATTTGATTTAACAAATTATACAATATTTATTACAGAAATGTGGGTGCAAGAGTTCGCTAAACAAGGAGGAGGGCACCATACTTTACATACACACTGGAATGGACACATGTCGGGTTTTTATTTTTTAAAAGCATCAGAGGCTACATCTATGCCGTTGTTTGAAGATCCAAGACCAGGTAATGTTATGAATCTTTTACCAGAAAAAGATAAAACAAAAGTGTCTTATGCGTCCTCACAGATTAATTATAAAGTTCAACCAGGAAGAACTATGTTCTTTCCATCATACATGCCACATCAATATATTGTAGACATGGGATATGAACCATTTAGATTTATTCACTGGAATTGTCAGGCAATACCTAATAATGTGTTAGGTCATGCAAAATAAAGATATGAAAAAAGCAGTAATAAAAACTATGTTAGAAAGTAATACGTTA